TGGGATGCTTTCAATAAATGGATGAATGATGTATATTTGCCTGTGTATAATAATTGGAGTAAAAATTTAACTATAAATAATAATCAAAATGAAAAAACTGAATCCTGACTTTACTGCAACCGCATTAGGTTTGCTTGTAGCTATCGCTAACGCTTGGATGACCATTGACTGGGATAACTTCGAATGGAACGCTAATAACTGCGTTAAAATAGGTATTTCAGCTATTATTGCAATGGGCGGTTATGTATCAACAATAAAAACTAAGAAATGAATTTATTTAAGCCTGAAAGCTTCGAAGATGTAAGCATCGACATGGAAGCAACATCAACGGTTGAACAACATAAAGAACAACCAGCAAAGGATTTCTTTTGCGAATATTGGGTTAATGGCAGAGTAGCCTTACAACTGGCACATGACATGGTCAAAAATCCAATTGTAAAGCTAATCATTAAATGCTGCCTATTTTTGGGTGATGGGATAAATGAGCGGGTTTGCTCTAAGTGAGGTAGATGGTTTTCTGTGATTAATCCAGTTTCTTAACCAGGTTTTTAATTTTGATGTTTTTCTATGAAAAATCCAATGTTTTAGCCAAGTTTTTAAAATAGGTGTTTTTTTTCCACTAATCCAATGTCTTAAAAATATTTTTAATTTATGACTTTTTCTAATAATAACCCAATTTATTAACCAAGTTTTTAATATTGGAGTTTTTTTATTGCCAATCCAATGATTTAACCATACTTGTAATTTTGGTGTTTTTCTATGAAAAATCCAATTTCTTAACCAGGTTTTTAATTTTGGAGTTTTTCTTGTAATTGCCCAACTTCTTAACCAAACTTTTAAAATAGGAGTTTTTCTATGCTTAACCCAATCTATTAACCAAGTTTTTAGTTGAGGTGTTTTTTTTGTAATTGCCCAACTTCTTAACCAAAATATTAATACTGGATTATTTCTATTTATTAACCAATCTCTTAACCAAGTTTTTAGTTGAGGTGTTTTTTTACTGTTTATCCAATTTCTTAAATAAGTTTTTAATACTGGAGTATTTCTATGATTAATCCAATTTCGTAACCAAACTTTTAATATTGGTGTTTTTCTATGATTTATCCAATTATTTAACCAAGTTTTTAGTTTATTTTCTTTTTGTTTATACTTAATAAATCCTTCTACATTACCATATTTATCAACCCATTTTTTTTGTTTTATTTGCCAAAGAATTTTTAAACCCCATTCTCCACCATTAGATATATTCTTAAGATTACATTGTTTTGAATAAACCGATATAAGATTAATTTCAGTTTTTGAAGCAATATTTTTTTCACTTAAATAATCATCTAAATTATATATGTTGTTATGTTCAATCCTATCAATTTCTTTAATTGAAAACGTATTATCAATAATCCAATCTTTAGATTTTTTATGTTCATTAAATCTTTGTTTTAATGTTCTTGTTGTTAGTCCTATGTATTTTTCTGAGTGATTAGGACTTTCAATAAGATAAAACAAAGTAGTCAATTTATATGACCTCATCTAATCGTAAAATGGTTTGTTATATGCTGCTGAAACTCATCAATGTTTTGAATATCATTTTTATCTTTTAGATATTCATTAAATTCATCTATATCAGCTTGGAAATCATCTTCATTACCATACTTATCTTTTTTAAGCATATTTTTGTAAGAGTATTCCCCAATACATTTGATTTGTACACCTTCATTTGTAAAAAGCTGTGCCATTTTTTTTTCTTTATCTAAAATTATTTTCATAGGTTTAATTATAAATCCGTTGATTCTAATAAAGTGTAACTAAACAGATTTCCATGTTCTTTGCGGTATGTTTTGCATAATGCCATAAATTCGTCGAAGTCTTTTACTCGTTTAAACACTTGGCATCCTTCTGACCAATTCTCAACCCATGTGGAATCTATTCCAGCTTTGTGTATGTTTATTCCAAACATTCCAATATCAGTTGTTTGACGGTCTATTTTTAAATCTTTGTTGTTATCCCTCCAAACAGATACGGTTCTCATACGCTGACAAAGTGCCTCATACTTGCCTTGATGCTTATCAATAATATAGGTGTTGTTATATTGACCAGGAATTAATATTGCAAGTCCTTTTGGGTTTCTGTGCTTTTCAGCACCTTTTTTCCCAGCTTCAGTAGTTGCTTTCCATTCTTTATACTGCCATACACCAGCAGCATCTTTGTAACTCAATGTAAGTAAATCATCAAATACATTGGTTATTTTATTGTACACATTAGGCGCACAGTTTCGGATTCCAACTATATTGAAATTGTCATCCCATTTGTAGTTTTTTTTGGCGAATGCCTGTTTTATTTTATCTGTCATATTTTAGTTTTATTAAAATTATTCGTTGGTATAAATCCCAGTTAAAATTATCCCAAAACTGGTTGTAAGCCATTGCGATTAGTCCGTTATTCGTTTTCATCACGTGTTATTATGTAAATGTATAGGCAGCAAATATATCCAATTGCAAAACCTAAACCTAATGTAAAGAAAAAATCTTTCATTTTAAATATTTTAAAATTAGTAATAGACCTCCCGCCATGACCATTGCTCCAACCATGAAGCCTAAAAAGAATCCTTGAATTGTAATCATTGACATAATTCATCTAAGTTAATATTATACTCCTGGCACAACTCGTAGAACTTTTTGAAAACAATATCCATAGCTTCATACTTGTTGTATTTTTTTTTGTCTAATTCATACTCAATGGATTTTTTGCAGTTAGTTCCCATTTCCCAAAGTACAATAGCCATTTTGGAAGTTTTACTTATTAGTTCAAAATCAAACCTATCTTCAGGTTTGTTTAAATCGAATTGTAGTGTGGCTTTCATAATTCAAATTTATCTATAATGGTTCTTAAATATGCTTCAGCTTGTTTAATCGTAAAAGGTAGTAATTCTTGAAATGATTCGTTTGGCTCAACTTCAAACTTACAGATTCTAAGTTTAGGCTCAATCATAAGCGGACAGTAACTAACAAACATACCAGTCATATCCATTGGGTTAATGCCTTTATCCTTTGCCACACAAGCTATGTTCATTTGAATCTGAAACCAGTAATCTTTGTTCATGGCTTGCAAATCACCTTCGCATAATAGGTATTCGATATGCGTTCTTGGATTAGGGCATTTAACTTCAAAAACTATGTTATCACAAACAGCATCTGGTGAACCTCCGCTAAAGTCTGAATAACTAAAAAACTTTGGGTTTTCAGTACCGTAATACTCAATGTTTGGATAAGTTTCTTTAATCATTTCAATAGCATAAGGCTCTTGGTCTAATCCCCATTGCATTTCCGGAGTAGTGTAAGTATTGCGGATAGTTCCGGTTAGTAACTCAGCGGCTTTATCAAAAATATAACTTTTTGCAGTTTCTGATAACTCGCCATTATCTTTCGCTAACTTGGTTTTTGGCGAAGTAAACAATTTCCCGATTTGAGAACTGGTAAAACTACCAGCTCTCATTTGCATCCATTTGCCTTCAGGATAAATATAAGGTTCAATATTACTCATTGGTTTTGTTTTTAAGTTTATCAATTCTAGCAGTCGCGTTTTGCGTAACCTCTTCAATCTTAATAGATACATCTTGCCCGGCATCAACATATTCAACATCCATTGTTTCAACATCTTTGATAACAGATTGGTCAGCGATTATTGACCTCTGCATTTCGATTGAAAGTGGAGCGTATTTACTAAGTAATAATTTTAAAACAGTTTTCTGAGCCATGCTGTCAAAGTCTTTTGCCCAGTTACCGTTTGAATATGTTTTGCTATACTTTTTACCGTGAGCGGTAACTTCTTCAGTACTCATGTACATTGTCTTTTCATATCCGTTAATTAAACTGAAATAAGAGGCGTATCCGATAACTTTATCAGATAACTTATTATTAAAATCAAATTTAAAGCCTGTTAATGGATTATTTTCCAATAGTTGGCCTTCATATACCGGACAAGCTGAAATGGTCTTAAATTGACCGCTACGAAGTGCTAATTGAATAAGTCCTTTGTAACCTATTTGAAACTGCGCTTGTTGACCGTAAGGAATGATATACGCAAAACCTAAGTTAGGATTAATTGGTAAGTCTAAAGCTGCAGCCATCATTGCGCTTGTATAAATGCTATCCGGTGAAGCGTTTTTTAAATAACTATTATTATTGACTATCGACAAAAGCGAAGTCATAAACTGATTTGTTCTCGTACCAAGTAATTCTGTGAACTTGGATTTTACATCTTCACGTTGGAAGAATTGTTTTGTTGTTAGTTGTGTTGTTGACATTTGTTATTTGTTTTTGTTTTGTTTATATTCTTGGTCTAATAACTCTATACATTCCTCGCAAATGAAGTTATTTTTATTATCATGCTGACCTTTTGCAGGATGAGCGTAATCTAAACACTTGCAGCATTGAATGTAAATATCCTCATTGTAATCATGCGCATAGTCATCTGATGCTGAATAATTGCCTCTTGCATCAAACATCATGTGGTTGTCATACCATGTATTCGCCATAAAATTGTTTTAGTATATAAATTATTTGTTTGCATTGTGTACGTTCATTATTTCGAGCGTCTTTTTTAAGCTTCACGAATAATGTTTCTGGAATGTCCGAAACTCTCACTTCGTTCCGTTTGGTTTGTTTTTTCATGTAGTAGTTGTTTAAGTTGGTAAATTTCTTCATCAATCATTTCCGCGCGTTCTTTGTCGAATCCTTCGACAATAGATTTTCTAATCATTAACTCGCCTAAGACATTGTTAAGCATTAGTTTTTGTTCTGTTGTTGTGTTCATTGTGTTTGTTTTAATTATACGCAAATATACACAGATTTACACACGTGTCAATAGTTAAAATGTTAAATTTTTGAGATTTAACGTAACTGTTTGAAAATCAAAGCAATTATTTTAAGCTATCTGCCTAATGTAATATTCTTTCATTATAGCTTCCCTTATCTCAGCATCATAAGCATATACCTTTGCCCATACCGAAAGAGTTTCGTTGCTTGAAGCTGGAATTTCTCTGAGGATTTGCTCCTTAATGTATTGGTCTAAATGTGGCATTTTATTTGAAATTTAAGTTATACCATTTATAAAAGCTATCAAAGTCTTTAGCAATGTAATATATCCCTCCGGCTTTTTCAATGGATTTCTGATAAGCTTTTTGATAAACTGATTGTCTATCCTTACCTATCTTAACTTCAATCATAACCGCTTTTCCTTTTATGACTGAATGAATGTCTGAAGTTCCTTTGGTCATATTTGTTTTTACATATCTTCCATTTATCATTCTTGAAATTACATTTATATTCTCTGCATGATTTCCGTTTAATTCAATAAACTTTATAATGCTTTTTGTTAATTCATTTGCTGTCATTGATTGTTTTTTTTATCTCTAAATTAATATTGTGATAAATATCAGTTACATTATTTAAATATTCCTCATCGATTAAATTTGCTTTTTCTAATGATTCTAAAAGTTTAAATCCTTGTTTTTGCCAAATTATAAAATCCTGTTTTGGCTTTTGATTAAATTTATTAATAAGAGCAGTGGATTGCTCCACTGTACTCTTAAATAATGCCATTAATATATGAGTTTCTGCTTTCATTAAAATAATGTTATTTGATTTTTGGTTTCAACTAATGATTTTAAATTTTTCTTAGCTAAATCATAATATGATTCTTTTAATTCAAAACCTATTCCTTTTCTATTCATTTTAACAGCTTGAAATATCTCTGAGCCAATTCCCATAAATGGAGTAAAAACTGTATCATTTTCATTTGAATATAATAAAATTAATCTTTCAATAGTTTCTAATTGTAATGGGCAAATATGCTTTTCATCATTTTCATCTCTTCCGTTTCTATATCCTTGTAATGTATTTCCATAATCAATATCCATCCAAACAGGAGATGCAATTTTCTGCCATAAATCAACACTTATATTTTTATTCGTAACTGGCTCATTTCTTTCCCCATCTTTTCTAAATATCATTACATAGTCAGGAATTCCTACTCTGCTCATTGTACTATCTTTTTTTACTTGTTTATGAAGTAATCCTAATGCCTTAGTTCTTTGCATTTCAACAACAGGATCTTTCCAAATTGTAACTCTACTCGCATAGATAAAACCTGCATCTTCAAATGCTTTTAAAATCATACCGCTAAAATCACGCAGTCCAATAAATCCTTCTTTACCTTTTTGAATTGGCAAATCCATACAATGAACGCATACATTTCTACCTTGCTTCATTACTCTGTAAATTTCCTTAATTAAAAATCCAAACTGAATTAAAAACTCATTATAATCTTTAGAATTTCCCATATCTTCAACATGACTTGAATATGTATATAATTCAGCAAATGGAGGGCTAAATACACTCAATCCAATACTTTCATTTTCAAGTTCTGTTATTAATTGAACAGAATCTCCTCTTTTTATTTTATACCATTCATTTTTTTCTTCTGTATTATCAAATGTTGCTGATGTCATTAATTTGTTTTGTAGATTTGCATTTACTGCATTGCTCATTTCGTTTTGCATAATTTCAAATTGTTTTTGTTTTTTGTTTATTGCTTCATTTACATTACTCATTGTATCTGTTGTTATTAGATAAATATTTACTTCATTTTTCTGACCAAATCGATAACTTCTTCTAATTGCTTGATATAATCCTTCAAAAGAAAAATCTAAACTTGCAAATATTTGATTTCTACAATTTTGATAATTCATTCCAAAAGATGCAATTTTTGTTTTTGTTATTAATATTCTAAATTCATTATTTGCAAATCCTAATAAAGTTTTCTCTTTCCATTCATTTGTATCACTACCTTTAACTTCTTTTGCTTCGGGTAATAATTTTTTTAATAAATCACCTTCTTCATTTTGTTTTATCCATATTATAAAATTTTCATCAGGTTTAGAATTTATAATTTTAACTACTTCATCAAGTCTTTCAATTTTAGTTAAACGTAACTCTTGATTAAAATTAGTTGCAGAAATTATAGCATCATTAAATAAACTTCCATTATTTCTTTTAGAAGTAACAATTTGATTTTCTATTAAATTTAATTTCGGCAAATCATATCCATTCATTTCAAATCCAATATCCTGAGGTTTATTTAACATAATAGACCATGAGCCAACAAACTGATAAAATAATTTAACAGCATGACCTTTTAATCTCCATTTTGCTGTTTCACCTCCATCATGAACAAAATACATAGCAAGCATTTCATTTCTATTCATTACATCTAAAAATTCTGAGTGATTACCTAGCTCCATTGGATCATTAGGTGATGGCGTAGCAGTACAAGCAAGTTTATAAGGAGTTTTTTTAAATAAATCAATAATTAATTTTTTTGTTGAACCTTCATAATTTTTTAATATACTGCTTTCATCTAAAACAATTCCACTATAAATATTAAAATCAATATTTTCTAATTGCTCATAATTATTTACATGAATGCTATCCATATTAATTCCAAACTTAAATCCTTCTTGCTTTGTCTGACCAACAACAGCTAAAGGTGCAAGTATAAGAACTGGCTTATTAGTATGTTTATTTACTTGATTTGCCCATTCTAACTGCATCAATGTTTTTCCTAATCCGCAATCTGCAAATATTGCATATTTACCTGCTTTTAATGCTCTTTTCACTATAAATTTTTGAAAAGGAAACATCAAACTATTTAATTGTTTTTCATCCACTTCAAATCCACTTTGAATGTGTTTTTTTTGTTTTTTCTCAAGAAAATTGAGATAATCGTTGTTTGTTTTCATTTGTGTTGTTTTTTATTTGTTGTTTTAAAAAGGTAAATCTAATTTTTTATTTAATACTATGTCATTTATAAATTCATTGCTGTATTCAAATTCTGATTGAATTAATTGAATCCATGAATCTGAAGAATATCCAATTCCATTTTCAATGTATCTTCCGCTATTTAAATGATATTGAAAATCTGAATA